GGGACCGGAAGCCCGGATGCGCTGGGGACGGATACGAACACCCTGACCCCCGGCTGCTCGGCCTTGGCCCTGATTTCTGGATTCAGCTTTGGCTTAAATAACCCCATATCCGTGCACCATCCTTCTTGCTTATAGCCCCATCATAGCCATCAAACGGCGCAGTGTCAAGGCCGCCGCGTTTATCGGCGCTTGCCTCGCTTCATTTTGCTTTTCAGCTCGGCTTCCTTTTTTCTCTCCGCCTCGCAACGGACATTGATGGATGCTATCACGAAGGCCCGCTCACGACTTGGCAGATTCAAAAACTTGGACGGCGGCCACCCGAATCGCTGTAAGCAGAAATGTGCGAAGTTGGCCTCCGGGTCGCCGTCCATTATCAGTTTTTTGCGTCGTTAACCAACTCGTCCTCGGTTTTGAAACCATTGTGCTGGAACACCTCAGTCACATAGTCGTCAAACTCACCGCCGATCAGCAGCTTGCCAATCAGCTCCTCCGGCTTGGCAACCCCCCAGCTGTTCTGCAGCTCGGCGTTGTTGAGGTCCGGGAATACCGTGCAACGGGCGGCCACACGAGCCTGGAAGGTATAGGTGTCGAGTTGCTGGGTGTACTGTCCCTTTTTGCCCGCCACGGGCACCTGGCGAATACAGGCACCCCGGATGCGGGCGTATTCGTCGGCGGAGATACAGCAGATCTCCCATTCCACGGGCTTGCCGTCCTCCCCCTTGATTCGGTGGGAGGCAACGTATTTGTGATTCTTTACTTGCTCCACATTGGGCTGCATAAACGCAGACAGATTGCTCATAGGTCAAATCTCCCTTCTTACATATAGGCCGGATTGGTGTGCTGCTCCGGCCGGGTGAAGCTGTCACAGTAGCCCTCAATGGACTGTTCGACAAAATCGCCCTCGGAATTGAACATAGAAAGCAGCACGTCGCCGTCTAGGATACAGTCGTTGTAAATCTTGGTGCTACGCCCCACCGAGGTGGCGGGGTCATCGTTGGAGGTTTGGACAGTGAAGGTCGGCATTACGCCGGTTTTGAGGAACCGCTCCACCACAGTGTCGAAGATCTCTGTGCACTTGTAGATGGTCATGGAAAAGGCCAGCGCCATCGTCTGTGCCTTGTGGCCTACCACCGGGTTCCCCAGTTTGTAGACCTCTTTGGTGTTGATGGTTGCCTTACCCTCGAACTCCTTCGCCATCAGCATGGAGTAGCGCGTGCCGTCAATGGTGACAAAGCACTCCGCATAGTTGGCGCTGACAGCGTCCTGGGTATTCATACTCTGGTTCATTTAGCGCGCCTCCCTTACTGGATGATAACGCTCATATAGAGCTTTGCCATGGCGTTGACGATGTTAAGTCCGTCAACGGTGCAGAGGACAGCGTTTTTCGCGTCGCCCTGTTCGCAGGTCACGATCTCCGGGTCAAAGTCCTGCACGGCCCGAATGGTGTTCAGGTCCTGAATGAGCTTGGTGATGTCGCCCCAAAGAGAGGACCGCCCGGAAGCGTCATTGGGAACAGTACCCAGGTACTTGGTCGCGAACAGGACCGCCGTATCGTTGGCAATCTGGTCACACACGCGCATGGTCTGGTTGGACTGGAAGATTTCCCCCTTAGTATCGGACAGGGTAAGCAGGGTGTTAATGTCATCCAAAATCCGGGGGTCGCCGTTCACGTTGTGAATCAGCAGCTTTCCTGCCTTTAGAGCTGCCTCCAGCTCTGCCTGGGTGTAGTTGGTGTCAATGGTCAGTTCCCCATCATACTTGAAGTTGGTGAGGGACTTATTGACGGCGCACCCCGCCTCAGCCCCGGCCAACCAATAGACCAACAGGTGCTCCGGTACGTCAGCGATGCTGGAGTGGGTCACCTTGTTCCAGACGCCGATAATGCCCTCGTAGTCGGCGGTGGTGGGCTGCCAGGCTACCAGTTGGAACTTGCTGCCCACCTCGTCCCGTAACCGGCTGGTGAACTGCTGATACAGCTTGATCGTGGTAGGGTCGGCTGTAGGGCAGCAGAGGACGTTGTAAGAGTAGGGCTCGATCTTGTCGAGAAACGCCTGGTGACTCTCGCCGTTGATGGACGAGACATTCTCTCCGCCCTCCAGGGGTTTCCCGGCAGTGGCTTCCAGGGTGCCGGACGCCTTGAAGTCCACCCAGTCGTTTCCAACCAAGTCAGCCGCCTTCGATACGGTCTGCATATCCACCACAGCGCCGTCCACAAGGGTGCTGACATCCCAGAGGGAGCCTTCATCCACATTGGCAGCCACTGTGATGGCGATATCGTTGCCACGAGTTCCGCCGTACTTGGCTGTTGCCAGGTCGTTGGTGGCCTTTACCGCGCCCTTGCCCAGCCGGTAACAGTACACAGTGGTCGCGTGAGTGAAAATCTCACGCAGGGGCAGCAGGGCCGGGTCGGTGTAGCCGTAGCCGAAAATGGTCTTGCTATTCTTCTGCATATCCCCAGAGGTCACAGGGAAAACCTGCTCCTCCGGGCCCCAGTTCAGCTCGAAAGGGGCTGCCGCATATCCGCGGTCGGAAAGCGTAGCAGACGCCCTGGGCACACTGGAGAAGTTAACGTAGTAACCAGGCAGGACCTTGTTCTGGGTCTGCCAGGTGCCGCCGCCCAATGCCATCTTACTTCACCTTTCCTTTCATAAAGCCGTCAATGAGGCGGTCCGCCTCGTTCAGTGTGTAGGTTTTGCCATGTTCCAGCAGGGCCATGATAAGGTCCCGCCGCTTGGCGTATCGCTTGGAGGCCGCCAGCTGCTCCTTGGTAAACACAGCCTCGGTAGTCTCCGCCTTAGGCGTTTTTGCCGTTGCCATTGTTATCCCTCCATTTCAAGTTCCAAAGTTTCCATGAAGTCCTCGTCCTTGGGCGTATAGATGTAATGGTCGTAGCTCACCAAGATATGCAGGACCCCATCCTCCACCGACCACTCACAGCTGGTACAGTGGATAACATCCCCCTCCGGGGTGGTGATGTCTTCCAGAGCGCGGACCAGAACGTCCGCCGTCCTGTAGCACTCCGCCATTCCTTCTTTGGGGTAATAGATCACGTCTAGCGTTGGCGTTCGAAGATAACGGCTTCCCACCTGCCGAGTGTGTCCGGCAGAAGGCATAATCACGTTGAGGTCCCCAGGCTTGAGCCCCTGCTGGACATCTCCACCATGCACCTGTGCGACAGGGATTGCCCTATGGAGCGCCAGGCTCACGCCGTCATAGATGCTCGAAAAATCCAGGTTAGACATTGAACGCCTCCCGCAGCAACCGTTCTAGCTTCTTCTCAAGAATCGCCGGAGCCATACGCTCTAGGTCCCGCTCGGAGAGAGTCAGGAAGTACTGGCCCGCGACCCAGCCTTGGCCGCCCCGTGTCCGATGCCCGAACTCCACATAGCTGGCATAGTGCACCGGGTTGATCACCTCAATGTAGAAGTTCCGTCCCCGCTTGAATACCGGCAGAGAGTTGGCGTAGGCCGTCGGGTTTGCCTTGGGGCCCCCACCCGCCCGAGCCGCTTCTTCCGTTTTAGCCGTCCAGCCTCGGCGCAGGGTTCCGCCCTTTCGCCCACTCTGCTTTGGGTACTTGCCCACCGGCGTCCGAGGGATGACCAGGGCCAGCAGCCGGGCGGCCAACTCACGAGACGCTTCTTCGCAAAATCGGGTCAAATCCATGCTTTGGAGCTTCTGCAAATTTTGCTGCAGCTTCTGAAGCTGCTTGTAATCACATCTTCCCCACTGCATTAGGCCCACCCCTTCCACAACTCCAGCGGAACTTCCTGGTGGCTGGTATAGACCGCCGGAGTCCCGCTCCGGCCATAGTCACGAGTGACTCCATTCTGTGTCACGGTAACTTTTGACCCCTCCGGGATTTCCACAGAGGGGTCAATGTATAGCACTGTGGTCTGGGTCACCTGAGCCGCTTCTTCAGCCGGCTCCGTATTCTTGACCGTTTTGTGGGACAGGCGGCAGGGCTGCTCTGTAGCAGATGCCTGTTCCGTCTGCTCTGTGCGGCCAGTGGTGGGGTTGAGTGCCCCGACCCGCACATATACTGTAGCTTTGCCGGTCCAGAGCCGTTGTATGGCCTTCTTATAGGCCGGGCTATCAATTACCATCGCAGCCTCCTAAACCTCGCCAGGGTACTTTCTGGAGGGTGCATCATGCGATCCAGCAGCGCATCAAATCGGCTTTCTGCGCTGCTGGACCCGTCACTAGCTCCGGCAAAGGTTACAGAGATGTCGCCCTCTGTGATGCTCTTGACCGGGGAATCAAAGTCAAAGCCCTCCAGGTCTCCGGCGGCCTTCTTATTGAACAGGAACTGCCCGGCG